CAGAAAGCAGCTGCAGCAGAACGTCTTGCCATAGCTCGTGAGAAACGACTAAAAGAAAACCCCCCAGAATATAAATCAGTGCATCCAGACGTTCTTGCTCGTCCAGATACCGATCCTTGGAATCACAAAAATGTGAAGAAGTGGATTAAGACACAAAGAGAACTTCTTGCGACAGAACGTAAGAATGTTAGACAGAATGTTAAAGGTGCTATCGCTAAGATGAAATCCCATGAGGGATATGTTTCTAATATGGAAAGATATCTAAAAACTGGAATATGGTTAGATTTGTTTTGGGGTGAGTATCAAGAGAAAAGATGTAGAAGTGTTTGTCATGTGATGGCATATCATCCAGACGGTACACCTAAAAGAACGGTTGGAACATGGTATCCAGATATAGGATGCGAATGGACTAAGGAACTGGAAAATGACTAATGATAATGAAAACACTGAGAGTAATATTATCAAGTTTCCTAAAAGGAATCCAAAGGTTGCAATAAAAGTTGATAATAAAGCCCATGAGATTCGTGAGAACATTATCTTTACTGAAAATCTATGTGAAGCATTAGTAGTAAATATGATACACAACATGGCTGAAAACGGTATGAATGTAGATGGTGAAAACTTTATTAGAGACACTTCTGTAATAATAGAACTGGTTAAGTCTACAATCTATAGAGACTTAGGTATGATACATCCACTTCAAGAACTTGTTGAATCTCTTACCACCGTAATAAAAGATAATGATGGTGTAGCATATGATGTTGACTTAGAAGGTGTGGTAAAATTATTAGAAGAAATAGATAAACCTATTGACAAGTAATGATTTTTGTAGTACTATATAATACTATAAAAAGGTGAATATATGATATTAGTTGATATGAACCAAGTCACAATCAGTAATCTTATGATGCAGATTGGTTCTAAAAGAAAAAATGATGTTGATGAAAATCTAGTTCGCCATATGGTATTGAACTCGCTTAGAATGTATCGTTCTAGGTTTAGTGAAGAATATGGAGAACTTGTTCTTTGTTACGATAGTAAGAAGTATTGGAGAAGAGACTACTTCCCAAACTACAAATCTAATCGTAAGAAAGATAGAGAAGCTTCTGGATTAGATTGGAATCTAATCTTTGAAACTCTCAATAACATCCGTGACGAAATCAAAGAAATTTTCCCATACAAAGTTCTAGAAGTAGAAGGTGCAGAGGCAGACGATTGCATTGCAGCTATCGTTGAACATGTTTCGATAACACCTAATGCTTTTGAAAAGGTATTAGTTCTTTCTGGTGATAAAGATTTTATCCAATTACACAAACACAGTTTTGTAAAACAATACTCGCCTGTGTTAAAGAAATTTTTAAATGGACAAGATCCTCACTTATATATAAAAGAACACATACTAAAAGGAGATAGGAGTGATGGTGTTCCAAACTTCCTATCATCAGATAATACTTTTGTAGATGAGTTGCGTCAGAAGCCTCTTGCAAAAAAGAAACTGGTTACTTGGGTAGACTTAGAACCAGAAGATTTTTGTACTGAGGAAATGTTGAGAAACTATCAACGCAACAAAACTTTGATTGACTTGGATTGTATTCCAAGTGACTTGAAGGCTACAATTCTGGAAGAATTCCAGAAACCGCCTAAAGGAGAAAGATCAAAACTACTAAATTATTTTATTAAAAAGAGATTGAAAAATCTTATGAATGACATTGGAGATTTTTAATATGGCAAAATCCACATACACACCTCTACTATCTGAGGTTTTGAAGAAAGTGCATAATGCAAAAACAAAAGACAAGAAGGTTGCAATCCTAAAAGAACACGATTGTGACTCATTAAGAATGGTTATCAAAAGTTCATTCGATCCAAAAATCGAGTGGTTGATTCCAGAAGGAGAAGTTCCCTTCAAACCAAATGAAGCAGAAGAAGGAACAGAACATACAGTACTACGCAGAGAAGCAAAGAAACTGTATCGTTTTGTAAAGGGTGGAGATAATACTCTGGCTGGATTCAAACGTGAGAATATGTTTATTCAATTGTTAGAAGGACTTCATATATCTGAAGCAAAAGTAGTAATTGATGCTAAAGATAAGAAATTACATCAAACTTACAAAGGACTTTCAACAACTGTTGTTAAGGAAGCGTTTGGATGGAATGATGACTTTATGAAACAAGAATAGGAGAAGATATGAGTTTTGAATTCGATTTTACTAAAGGACATCTCGCAGAAATCATATCTGCTGATGCTGACGATTGGTATGATGCACTATGCGAACTGTTACCAAAATATGGTATCACAACAGAACGTAGAGTTGCACACTTTTTAAGTCAGTGTGCCCACGAGTCTGGTGGGTTCAAACGATTAGAAGAAAATCTAAACTATAGTGCAAAGGCGCTTCGTGCAGTATTTGGACGATATTTTGGTGATTCACCTAAACGTGATGCAGATGAATATCATCGTCAACCAGAAATGATTGCAAACTATGTTTACATGGATGAATATCGTAAATACAAAATGGGTAACGTCAATGAAGGTGATGGTTGGTTGTTCAGAGGCAGAGGCCTAAAACAATTAACAGGTAGACATAACTACACTAAGTTTGGTGAAAGTATTGATATGAGTGCAGAAGAAGCAGCAGAATATGTTGCAACACCTTCTGGTGCAATTGAATCTGCATGTTGGTTTTGGGATACAAATAATCTGAACGATATCGCTGATACAGATAATGTTGTGAAAATGACTAAGAAGATCAACGGTGGCAATATTGGATTAGAGGATAGACAAAAACGATACTCTCATGCAATGGAAGTACTAGGTATGAGTGTAGAGGATTTAGGTGCAGACGATAGTTCTGTAGAGGATATCCTTGACGATATTGGTGTTCTACGAAAAGGTGCAAAAGGTGAAGGTGTCAAACTTATGCAAGAAGCATTAGGTATTGGTGCAGACGGAGACTTTGGGCCAGGCACAGAACGTGCATTAAAAGAATGGCAGTCAGCGAATGGGTTGGTTGCAGATGGTGTGGCAGGGCCTGCTACTTTTGAAAAACTATTTGACTAAAACTTATTGACTCTGTGGTATCTTAGTGGTATTATAGAATCATTGGTGAGGGGCAACTTCCTTTCTCTCTCAACTCTCTCAATAGAGTTGCTCCTCACCAAACTTTTTTCTAAGTTCTTGATTTTCAAGAACTTTTTTTTTACTTTTTCTATTGACTTTTGTTGTGATAACAAGTATACTATTAGTATAGTGATTCGGAGGGAATATGAATTACATTGAAATAAACGGTGGTAACAAATACCAACAGAAAGTTGCTTATAGTGTTATCGACATGATGATTAAAGCTCTTATGCCTCGTATGAGAACTTTAGACATTACTGTTAACATTCGTAAGTTTACTGATGATGCTATCGGTTACTGCATGATGGAAGATACTAATCGTGAGTTTGAGATTGAGGTTAGTAAGGACTTATCCTTGAAAGATTTTGTCACTGCATTGTGTCACGAAATGGTACATGCAAAACAGTATGCTCGTAATGAGATGAGTGCTGAGATTTCTGACAGACATTGGAAAAAGTCTACAGTTGCAGACTCAGTTAGTTATTGGGATTTGCCTTGGGAGAAAGAGGCATATCGAATGGAAGATAAACTTGCTCAATTAGTTTGGGAGTCAAACATACTTTAGCTCTTGACAACTGACGAATCAACAGTTATAATTAGTATGTAGAATGAAAAGAGAGGAAAACATTATGACACAAGTAGCAGTTATTCACGCAGCGTTTGAGGATGTACCACATACAGTTGCATTTGTAAATGTACCTGATTTGCCATCAGATACAGAAAAACTTGAATATGCATATCGTTGGACAAACAACGTAATGGGTTCTTGGAGTATCAAAGAAGAATACTTTGAAGACGGTGAAAAGAATGGTGACTATAATCCAAACGTCACTGTTATGGCTCCACTTAAAGAAGTGGATGGACAAACATATGGTTTACGTTCTACAAGTATGAACGACCAGATGTTATTGGGTACTAAGAAGTACAAAGTTGCAATAATGGGTTTTGAGGAGATTGTATAATGGGAGCAGTTAAAAGTTACATGATGGATGTTGAGGAAGAAGTTTTCTCAATTGATGGGATTGAGAATAAGTTTAGTGAAGCTGAACATGTTTCTGAAGTTCAAACATTCGTGATTGATAAATTAGGATATACTTCTAGTTGGGATAAAGATATCGCAAAGGATGTTGTATCAAGTCAATGGAATGAATATTGGGGTAACTATCCATGATTAAAGAACTACTAATGAGTGCATTGACACTCATGCCAGCCGCATATGCTGATGATTCATCTCTAGGTGTAGAACAGTTCAGATATGAAGAATCAATGTGTCTCGCACAAAACGTGTATCACGAAGCACGAAATCAACCAGCAGCTGGACAGATGGCAGTTATGTCTGTCACTATAAATCGTGTAAATGATTCTCGTTTTCCAAATACAATTTGTGGTGTTGTCTATGAAGGCCCTTCTCGACCTAGTTGGAAGGGTACTGGTGAAATGATACCTATTCGACACAAGTGCCAGTTCAGTTGGTATTGTGACGGTAAAAGTGATATTGCACATGATAAAGAAACATTTAATGAGATTTTTCTCTTGAGTGAAATGGTAATTAATGGTACAATAAAACTCATGGACATTACAGAAGGTGCAACACACTATCATGCAGACTATGTACGTCCAGCATGGGCGAGAACCAAAACAAAAACAATTGAGATTGAAGATCATATCTTCTATCGGTGGGAGAAATAGATGAATATTTTTTACTTACATGAAGATCCAAAGATCAGTGCTTCTATGCATGTGGACAGTCATGCTAGTAAAATGATTATTGAGTATGCTCAACTTATGTCTACTGCACATCGTGTATTGGATGGTGAAGAATACTATGGACAGACTAAGAATGGACGTAAAATCAAAAGATGGAAGTTGAGTTCTAATCTTGAGAATGTTCTTTACAAAGCATCTCATGTAAATCATCCTAGTGGTATTTGGGTTCGACAATCAAAAGCAAACTACAAATACCTGTATGACTTGTGGAGTAAACTAAATCAAGAGTTTGTTTACAGGTATGATAAAGATGTAGACCATGAGAGCTACAGAAAACTACATGAAGCACTTGCAGTTGCACCAGATAACATTCCAGATGGCAACTTTACAGAACCAACACCAGCGATGCCTGATGATGTAAAGAATCCATCTTCAATTGTTTCTTACAGGAACTACTACATAAAATACAAACAACATCTTGCGAGTTGGAAAAAACGTGGTGCTCCAGAATGGTATGTAACATGACTAAAGAGCCTGAACGCTATTATGATTGGATGTTGTGGAAAATGCGACAAGAGGATGCAAAAATGGAAATAAAAGTAGATGAAGGACTTAATCTAGATCCTACTGGTAATGAACTATATCGTAGAGAACTTGTATCACTATCATCTAAAGTTGAGTTGATGCAAGACGATATGAGAAATCTAACAAGTGATTATTACAAACTCATAAATAGAGTTAAGGAATTATCTGAGGAAAATTATCATCTAAAAGAACAGATGAGTGAATTGAAAAAATAGGATTATTATGCCGATATTTAATTTTAGAAACACTGAGACAGGTGAAGAGTTTGAGGACTTCCTGTCTAATGCTCGCAGAGAAGAACTGCTAGAGAAAAATCCTCACATCAAACAAATGCCATCATCTTTTGCAATTGTTTCGACACATGGTTCGACAATTGATAGCAAAACTGACGATGGTTGGAAAGAGATGCAAAGTAGAATTGCAGAGGCTCATCCAGATACACCTTTTGCAGATAGATATGGTAGTAGGAGTATTAAGGATATTAAGACTAAAGCGGTAATAGACAAGCATCGACATAAATGGAGAAGTCAATAATGGCAAAGGCAAAAGATATTAGAATTGACCAGATGGTTACTGTAACGCCTGCTACTGATAATCAACAGAAGGTATTTCAAGATTATAAATCTGGTAAGAATATGTTCTTGTATGGTGCAGCTGGTACAGGTAAAACATTTATTACGTTATATCTCGCTTTGCAAGAAGCATTGAAAAATGAAACACCATACGATTGTGTTTACTTAGTTCGTAGTGCAGTACCAACTCGTGAGATTGGTTTCTTGCCAGGTGATGAAGAAGACAAGACAGCATTGTTCCAAGTACCATATCAG